GTTACACGAGCTTTTTCTCTTAAATTTCTAAGTGTTTCTCCTCCAACTTTATTTAATACTTTTTGTTTATACAACATATCACCCATTTCTTCTGCACTCATGCCTAATGCTCCGGCTAATGCTTCTTGTTGTATAACATTCATAGCAGCAAATTTTTCTTGAGTAATACCTTGTTTTGATATTTCTTCAGTTAATCCTGCTATATTATGTGTTAAAGCATAATATCTTGCTTTTTCTAAATTTATATCTTTACCAGTAAGCAATTCTGCTTCTAATTCTGATGATATTGATTGTTCAAAATTTAATAATGAACTACCTATTTTTGTAACCTGGTCTAAACTAAGTCCTAGTTTTTTTGCTTCTAAAGTTGTTTTAACTAAAGCACCTAAATTACCATTAAAATTTATTTGAATTAATTTACTAGTTTTAGCTATGTCAGCAAATATTTTTTTACCACTAGATAATAATTTATTTTGATTAGCAAAAGAAGCTATTTGGTCATATACAATATCTTTACCTTTATTAGCTTCATTATTACTAGCTATAAATGCTTCTTGAACTCCAAAAGCTTCTTCTTTAGATAAACCAAGATTTTTGGTTAAAATAATTTGGGCATTGATTTGTTCATTAGTGGCTGAAGTAGCAAATTCTGTTAAATCAATTAAATCGGTATAAGCCTCAGTTACATCTTTTGTTGTATTGTATAAAGATTGAATTTCTCCCTTAGCAGCTTTAAGACTATTATACACACCTCTAGCTGCATCCTTGCCTATCATTAAACCTTTAGCTAAATTAGTAACACGTTCATCGGCTCCAAACATAGCATCTTTAACAAAATCAAAGATTTTTTTAGCGGCTGCTATTAATCCTAATATTACTGATGCTTTTTCAATTCCCTCAAATGCTCCTTTAATACCTTCGCCCAATATTTTGAATGTACTTTTACCTTCATTAGCTGCTTTTCTCATATTAGTTAAACCTTTATTAACATTTAAGATATCACCTAATATTGGGATTTTGTTTATTCCTTTAAATAATTTACCTGTAACTCCTATTTTCTTTTCTACTTTTTGTAATTGTCCTTCTTGTTCTTTTAATTTTTCTGATATTGTACTATTATATTCTATTGCTTGTTTATATTCTTTATTTATTTCTTTAATTAAGTCTTCTTTTTCTTTTTCTGATAGGATTTGATCATCATTGATAGCTTGTATAGTTGAAGCTTTTTGTTGTTCTAAGGCATATAATTTATCTTCATTTGCTAATATTTGTTTTGTTATATCATTAGCGGTATATAAACCTTCATTAATTCGAGATTGATTAATTATTAATTTATTAGAATCTTTAGCTAACGAATTAAGATTTCGTTGCATGTCGCTTGTTATTGAGGAAATTACTTTTTGCCCACTAGAAAGAGCATCACTAAATACATCTTTTATATTTTCAGACATATTTCTAAAAGCTACTTCCGCAATAGATGCCAGATCTTTAATCTCTTGTTCTATTTCTTTTTTATCTTTAGCCATTGTTTAAATAATGATATGTTATAAATATTAAAAGGCATCATTTTTTTGATGCCTTAGTAACATATGTTGGTACTTTAATATTTTTATTTTTTGATGCTTCTTGTTTAGCTTCACTATTATTTACCCAACTATCTTCATTTTTAGTTGGTTTTTGATCATCATACCACTCTTTTATTTTATTAAATGTAAATTTACGGAGCCAAATAGGCATGTTATATACATCATCGTAATTATAACCACCGTTACCATGAAATACTATTTCATGTATAATAGAAAATAATCCCATTCTATATTCAGCCGCATTCTTAGAGGTCAGGCCAAAAAAAGTTTAAATTAATCGGAACATCGATGTCCTCCTCAACACCATTTACAACTATTGTTGTTGATAGATTTATATCCGGGGATATATCTTTTATATATTTTCGTAATGCTCTTGAATCTGCAGCTAATAAATTATATTCAACAAATTCACGTATTGCATTTTTGTCAATATTTCCACCAACTGCTACAATTTGATGCCTTAAACGTGTTGTAATTTCGGGGGATGAATCCTTATTTATTTTTTTAAGTCCCTCAATTTCTTGATTAACTAATTCATTGTCTTTATCAGTTAATATTTTAAATTCTACTTCTACACCTGATGTTGGTAAAGTGTATTTAAATGTACCTCTTGAGGTAATTAATGTTGTATCAAATGGTTTTTCCGACATTGCCGATAAATCAACAGTATATTCTTCACCTTTATAGCTGAATGTGTAATCTTTACCATAACCTAAGATACGAGATGCAATAAGTAATGCATTTTTATCTCCTGTTACTAATTCATTAACTTTAAATTTATTCATTACTAGTGCTTCTACTAGTTTATCTAGTACTACACCTTTTTGAATGTAATTTTGGTTAGTTAGGATATCTTCTTCTTTAGCGGTCATGTACTTCATTTCGATTTTACCGCTTCTTAAAATGTGATCTTCAGGATATACTAATCCTTTTGATGGTAATTCTACAATTTCTGTGGGGAAATTAAATTTGTTTTCGCTCATAAATTAATTTTTAATAACAATTTGTTGTCGTATATAAATATATGAAAATATTATCTCCTTGTATAAGGTTCAATAAATTCCATATAAGTATTTGTAGATGAATATACTCGTGTGTTTGAACCATATTTTTGAGCAGCAACACCGGGTTCAGCAAAATAACCACGTATTGGTGTAGATGCTTTAGTTGATTCAGGATATATTGTTGGGTCGTTAGCTGTTTTATAAGGTACACCACCATCAACTCCAGGTTTGCTATTATCCAAATTAGTAATCGATAAAACCGCAGGATTATCTGTATCAGCGGATAACATGCTTGATTTAACTGCTTTGTTGCTTACGCTATTTAAATACGGATTTTGCGGAGTATAAACTTGAACAAAGCCCTTAAATGGACCAGGATTTGCTGTTCTAGTAGGGGTTCCGGTTGCATTAGGTGAAACATAAGGGGGTACAGGAGAACTAATATACCCTTGCATTCCTCCTAAGGGTAAAGTAGTATCCTCTAAATCTAATCTAGTTTGATCAAATGAATTCTTTAAACCTTTAGCCATGTTAATGTTTATTATAAATATTTAAAATAAAAAAAGCTCGCATAAAGCGAGCTCTTTAAAATATAATTTAAACTTAATTCTTAGAAGTTTAAGATACAATAGTCCATTGCTACTTCAAGACTAATGTTTTGTGCTGTTGCATCTGTATCCCAGTTGAATTCACCGAAGTTTGCATTTACAATAAGTGCACCTTTGATAATCCATTCTGATACGATATCACCTACAGGACCTAATACATCGATTGTTAAATCTTTCTTATAGAAGTCAGAATAACCATCGCGACCAGTTACTGATTCGTGGTGTAAACGTACCCATTCCATTACAGCTTGAGCGCCTGATGGTGTTACCGGGTCAAATAGAGTCATTGTGATGTTACTCCATTTTGATTTACCTTTAACCTTACGTAATACGTTAATATGATTTAATACTACTTCTTCTTGAGTTAAGGTTACAGCTGACACCCCTTTGATAAGATATGCTGGGATACCATCCACATACATAATAAATCTATTCTGTTGCTTCGGTTCAAAGGCGGTGAAAAATATTTCGTTCGGATCTAATACTGCCATGTTTTGTTTTATTTATTTTCTTGTTATAAATATTAGTGAGTTATAAAAGGTAACTACCTTCCCCTACTAAGGGAAAGTAGCTCCAGTTGGTAAAATGTTGAAATCTAAGTAAATGAATTCTGCAGTTTTAGTTGGTTGAATATAAATTTGACCAATTAACTCGTTTCTATCAATTACATCAGGAGTATTATTTGAATCATCCATAATTACTCTAAATGCATATAAACCTTGACGTTGTTGAACACTTTCTAAGTATGGGTTTACTTGGCTTAAGAATTGATTTCTTGTAGCGATTGAATTTTGTTCAAATACCAAGTTTTGAGCAACTTGAGAAATATAAGATTTAAGAGCAATTAACAAACGACGAACATTAACACGATCTAAAGCTGAAGCTTGAGTTTGTAATGTTTTCTGACCGTATACTACAACTCCAGTTCCTGGGAAAGTAGCGATTGGGTTAACTTTACCTGTGTATAATGTATCTCTATTTGATTGTGATAATTTTTGTGCTGCTCTAATTACTGTAGTTAAACCACCTCTATTGATACCTGCTGGAGCGAACCAAGGTTCTGCAACCGTATCATTGTAAGCATAAACACCACCAATCATTGTTGACGCTGGTACCCAAACATTTTGTCCTGAATCTGGGTCTTGTGTTTGCACCCATGGCCAATATGAAGCGGCATATGAAGTATTTCTTGATGCTGCTTGTTGAGTAGCGTCAGCAATTAAACCATCGTATGCTACTAAATCTAATACAAATATGCTATCTCCTCTATTTTGAGTATTATTAATAATACTAGTACATTGAGAAGTTTGTAAATTATTAAATAAACCTGGTGCTAATAATACGTTAAATCTATAATCATCTGAATTACCCATCAATGCAATCATGTTATTATAGCTTGCACTTGGAATACCTTGTATATTATTTGCTGGGGTTGCTGAAGTAATTTGATTATAAAATGCTGTTGCACCATTTGTAAATAAATTACCTGTAGCTCCACCAAATGAACCACTACCATTTGCTGGTATAAACCCTTTATATATTGCTTTTGCAACACCGGCATTGTCAAAATATTGAGGAGTTGGATTAGGTACATTTGAAACACGTACATAAGCACTTCTATTTGGGAAAGAACCAGATATTTCTATTTGATTTGTTGATGAATTATAATTTTGAACATAATCACCTATTACTTTAGATACATAATTTGGTGCAAATGGATCTAAAGATAAATTAGTCCATGTTTCTAAAACTGTAGGATTTAAAGTATTATCATTACCACGACGAATTAATAAATCAAAAGTACCTGAACCGGTATTTGAGTTAACAATTTGCCATCTAACATTATCAGCTGAACCACTAGCTAAAGCACCAGCACTATCTAAACTTGAACTACTGTTCATGATTACACCTTTAGATAAAGTAGATAATTGAAGTGATCCTGAGTTAACACTACTACTAATAGTTGGATTACCTGTAGCACCATCTAAAGCGTTTGCGGATGTAAATGTTCCACTTACAACTCTTGATACTAATAATGTATCACCACCATTGTTAAAATAGTTAAATGCGGCAATTGAAGTAAAATAAGTATAAACATTACTTGCACTAGTAAATGTAGTACCAAACTTTTGTTGATAATCACTATATGAAGTAACGATTGTTGGTATTTCTACCTGTCCTTTTACTGTAGGACCTATAAGAGCTGCGCCAACAGTTACCGGATTCTGGGTAATAAATGACTGGTCATTTTCTCTTGCTAGTACACCAGGGGAAATTAATGTTTCTGCCATGTTTTAAATGAATTTAGTTTTGTAGTTTTGTTATAAATATTGCAGAACTATTCAAAAAACTAGGAGTTACTTGTGAATTCTCCCTTTTCTATATCAATGGTTCCTTCACCATATTTGTCTTGTAATTTAGAACCTATTTGAGTTTCTAATTGTTTTAAGTTACTTAATTCAACACTTAATTGTTGTTTTTGTAATTTTAAATCTTGGATATTAATTTCAATAGAACCAAACTGTTGTACTAATGTTTGTCGTTTTATTTGAAAATCTTTAATTTCTTGTAACTCTTCTTGTGTTAAAACGTGTGTTGTCATAAATTTATTTTATTATAAATATTATACGTAGGTGATAATATAATTAAACGGTGTAGATTCAGATAAAATATTTCCACTTAATGTTTGAAATGTTAAATTTGAACTTGATAGAGTATAGGGTACTATAACTTTATCAGAATCAAAACTAGTTCCACTACTATTATTTTGAAACATTGATATAAAAACTGAACCACTACGTCCTGTAGTATCCATTTCTTTTCCTATTAATTCTGTTAAACCAGTAATAACAGATGATGAATTACCTGATAATATTTCACCATACCCTGAAATTAATCCTGTTGTTACATTAGTTGTATATCCGATAGAATATGTAGATGTATTTGTTTTTAAAGGTACTAAAACAGACGATGTTAAAGCATACGATGCCGAATTATAAATTAAAGGACCAGTTAATGATACAGATGAAGAAATAGCAGATGAAGCGGTTCCAAATAATGAACCTATAAATCCACTAGATGCTATAATTTTAGTTGTACTGCCTGTTGGAAAAAATTCACCTTTAAATGTAACATCACTAGGAACAGCTGCGGTAAAAACATCTATAATTTGAGTTATTTCATTAACTGTAATTGGTTGACCATTAACTATACCTGAGTTACTTAATATATTTGCCATTGTTTATCTTTGTACCGTTATTATAAAATCAAAAGTTAAATCTGAGCTTGCGTTTCCTGATAATACTGAAAAAGTTAATGTATTTCCTGTTAAGTCTAAAGGAATAACATATGTACTTTCAAAAAATGGAGTATCTGAAGGGTAAGGTGCTCTTTGAAGTAAAGTTACCCAAACATTATTATTTAAAGTTTTACCTATAAAAAAATTACTTTGTAATTGAAAAGTATTAGTATCGGTTAAAATAGTTCCTGTACCAGCAATTATAACATTTGGTTGAGATGATGATACTTGAGAAACAGGAATATTATTAACTAGTACTCCTTCAGAATATGATGCTGATGTAGCGTATAATGACCAACTTGTAGGGGTTATTATTGTATTAGTATAAGAAGATGTAATAGCAAATGAAGAAGTAGAAGATAATGAACCTGTAAGACTACCTCCATTTCCTCCTGCTATAGCAGTAGTATCTAAAACTCCTACAAGATTAAAATTTCCGTTTAATGAAAGATTATAAGGAACTATACCCATAAAAGCATCAATACTTTGTGAAACATAAGATGCTTGAACTACAGTTCCCGGAATTATACCTGTTTTTGATAATATATTAGACATTATTTATTAAGAAGTTTTATAAACGCATATAAAAGTAAAAGGTAAATCTCTCATAGCATTAAAATTTCTACGTGTTTGAAATTCTATACTACCTGAATCAATACTACGAACAGCAACATAACTATCCACACTAGATGGATTTTGATCATTATCAAATTGACTTATAGTTATCCAAACATTATCTCCTAAAATTGCAGGATCTTGAAAAGGGGCAGGAGAAAAAGTTATAGTTCTTGTTGGGTCACCTTGACGAATATAAGATGCTCCTGAAAGTATTCCTATAGTTTCTAAAGAAGCTGTATTACTATCGCTACTACTTCTACGTGTAAATCCATGTAAACTCCCAGAGGTATATGATGAATTATAAGAAAATGATGCAGAAGTAATATTTGAACCGGTATAAGCATATCCATAAGATGAACTTATAGCATAAGAAGCAGTACCTTGTAATGAACCTGTAAATCCTCTTTTACCATCGCTATTAGCTCCACTATCAATTATACTTCCTGTAACACTTAAAGAACCAGATATTCTGATTTGATATTCAGTAACGCCAGTAAAAGCGTCGATACTTTGTGAAACATCGGCGGCTTGTATAATGTTTGATGAAGAAATATTAGTTTTACTTAATAAAGGATATGCCATTAATTTTTATTATAAATATTTAAAAGCTTATCAATTGCACCAATTACTTTAAAAGATGTAATGGTTTTAGTACATTCAAACATTCTATCAGTATTTTTATGTTCAGGACACCATTCCCAATCACCCGCATCTAATCGATGTGTGTTAAAACAACCCGTACAAACATTAGTATCATAATTAAAAATACGTTCACAATCTAAAAATTCGCTATAAGGTTGACTAAATCCTGAAATTAATATTGTTGGTGTATTTATACTCCAACTTAACCAACTCAAACCACTACCTAAACCAATGTATAAATCAGCGTGTTTTAAATCTACCATTCTATCTTCAAGTGGATAATTGCCTGTTTTATCAATTACATTTTTTAAAGTTCCACCTAATTTAGAATCGTGCCATTCATCTCCTAGTTTTTCAGAAGTAATCATTACTACTTTATAACCGTTATCATTTAGGTAATTAATTACAGCTTGCCATCCTCCAGGATTATTCCAATATTTGGCGTGTGCCGAAGCATGTGGTGCTATAATAACATATTTACCATCAATTTGTCTTGATTTATTAGGTATAGTTAATTTTGGTTTAATTTCTGTATAATTTAATCCTAAACATTCAGTTGAAGTTTGTCCTAAAGGATATTGTTTAAAATCAATTGGAATTTTATTTTTATTTACAGTATGATCTTCATTATAAAACCACCCAATATTATACATAGCATACAAACCACTTACTTCTGTTCCCGGTTTTACAAATTCAATTTCTGGGTATTGTAATTCAAACCATTCGTTATGAAATGTAGAGCATACTAATTGACAATCATGTTTTTTTCTAAATTCTTCAAGATAAGGAAACCAAGCTAATGTATCACCAATAGCACCTGAGTCTAAATGAATATAAATTCTTCTACCTTTTGCATTATAATCATGTGTAAATATTAAATCATTACCATCACGTACCTCAATACGCCAGTCAATAAAATATTTTATATTAGTTTTAGTCCACATATTATTACTAATAGTGGTATCATGTATTATTTGATTTGTTCTTCGATTTATACATTTAATATTATATTTTTTATCTTCAGGACCTGTAATTTCTACAAAAGCGCCATCTATAAAATGGAAATTAATTGCATTTATTCCTTCTTTAGGAGGAATATTCAATTGTTGAATATTATTATATTCTTTAATTAAAACTTCTTTCATATACTTTTATTAAATCTTGTGAACGATTAAACCACGATAATGATTGAGCATGGTTAATGGCATTTTGTTTATACGTTTTATAATTATTAATTATATCTTCAAGACCACGAACTATTTCAAATACATCTCTAGGCGCTCTCCACATTCCATAAAAATCAGTAGCATATTCAATCCAACCATTAACTGGTAAACCGCATGCTGCTGCTTCAAGTATTGTTAAATTAGGATGACCTGCTTCTAATTCACTTGGATGTAAAAATATAGTGTGTTCTTGATATAATTTAGTCAAATCTTTTTGTTGAACATCAAATAATATTTCTAATTTTGGATAAGCTAATGTCCATAAGTTCTCATTAAAAAAATGTTTATTATTGCTTGGTCCAGCTATTGTAATAGGTAGATCCATTTGTATAGCAGCAGCAATAGCATACGAAAATCCTTTTCTATCTCTACCTGAATGTCCAGCCATACCATTATTTGCAATACAAAGTAATCTATGGTTTATCATATTATAATCTAATGGATAAAATTCATCTGTATTTACACCATGAGAAAAATATTCACATTTTGGATGTTCAAAATAATCTACTAAAAATCTAGCAGGCATCAAAGCAACAAGTGAACCGTCTATTGCTTTTAAATTTTCTTTATAAACATGAGATTCTTTACCGTAATGATAAGCATGATGATCATGT